GGTAATTAAACACTCGGAAGTCTCCTATGAATAGGCAAAAAATGCCGAGTTATAAAAAATCCACAAAAACCCTATGAAGATCGAACAAATCTTGACCGAAAAACTCATCCCCTACGCACGAAATGCGAAGAAGCACGATGCCGCGCAGGTCTCAAAACTTGCAGGCAGCATCCGCGAGTTTGGATTTAACAATCCGGTGCTCATCGATAAAGACAACGGCATCATCGCCGGGCACGGTCGCGTGATGGCAGCGCAGAAGTTGGAGCTGAAGGACGTGCCGTGCATCCGGCTCGGACACCTTACGGACACGCAACGCCGCGCCTACATCCTCGCGGACAATAGGCTGGCGGAGATCGGCGGTGGGTGGGATCAAGAGATTTTAAAGTTGGAACTTGCCGACCTTGGAGACCTTGATTTTGATCTGGACAGCATTGGTTTTGGCTCGGAAGACCTCGCTGGCCTCGACATGGAAGATGAACCCGAAACCTCAGACGCTGACGCTGAACCGCAGATCGATAAGGCCGACGAACTCCGCGCCAAGTGGGGCGTCGAGCCTGGGCAGCTTTGGGAGCTTGGAGAGCATCGGATTCTGTGCGGCGACTCCACGATCCCAGAGCATGTGGCAAAGCTCATGGGCGGAGAGAAGGCGGAGCTTTTATTTACATCACCCCCTTATGCGGATATGCGTGAATATAAAGGCGGTGATCTTTCTGTAGAAAACCTTTGTCAATTTATAACTGCGTTCAAGCCTCACGCAAATTATCAAGTTGTAAATCTTGGGATAAAAAGACACCAAGGAGAGGTTGTCGAATATTGGCAGACATACATTTCCGCTGCAAAGGCATGCGGATATAAATTGTTAAGTTGGAATGTATGGGATCAAGGGCAAAATGGAGCAGTTGGAAAACTAACTGCAATGTTTCCGATAGAGCATGAATGGATTTTTATTTTTGGAGAAAAGCCAAAAGACCTGATTCCAACAATCCCAAACAAAGATGCTGGAAGCGTGGATTCCCATGTTTATGACCGAGGAAGAGACGGAACTACGAAAAAGAAAGGAGCAATTAAAATTAGACCAATGCGGGAGCTTGGAACGATAGAACGAGTTCCTCCGCAATTAGCGCGAAATTTAGATACCTCTCACCCAGCAATGTTTCCAATTCGCATTGTTGAAGATTACGCGCAAGCAATGACAAATCCTGGAGACATTATTGCCGAACCCTTTAGCGGCAGCGGAACAACCATCATCGCATGCGAGCAGCTTGGCCGCAAATGCCGCGCCATCGAAATCTCGCCCGCCTATGTCGCCGTGGCAATCCAGCGCTGGGCCGACGCCACCGGCAAAGAACCCAAGCGCCTGGCATGAAAAAGAAATTCCCACCACCACAACCCGCTCCCGACCTCTCGCGCAAGATCCGCGAAGCCGAGTTTAAAAACATCCTGCAAAAGCTGAAGGACGGCAAGACGCTGACGGCGCGAGAGTCGAAGATCGCGGCAGAGTTTGCAGAGCAGCGTGACGGAAAAAAGAAACTGACACAGGCCGAGCTTGCGGAGCTGTGGGGCATGACACAGCCGAACATCCACAAAATGGTAAAGCAGGGCATGCCGATGGACAGCGTAGAATCGGCGACCGCCTGGCGCAAAAAGTTTTTGGAAGAGCGCACACCGGCTGATTACAACGAAGCACGGACAAAGAAGGCGCTCCTCGAATGCGAGAAGCTGGAAATGCAACTCGCGATTCTGAAGGGCGACTACGAGCCGAAAGCTCAAGTGCGCGAAGACGGCATCCGGATCGGAGCCGTATTCACCGCCAAGCTCGCCGCGCTTGTCAATGACGCAAGCGGGGCGCTGGCAGGGCTCGACGAAGTGACCTTGCGAAAGAAGCTGCACGAGCGCACGCAACAAATCCTCTCCGAAATAAAAGACGAACTCGAAAAGCCATGACACGCTCACAACTCTGGAAAATCTATGTCAAACGCAACCCGTCATTCGACGGCGATGGCAACGTCACAATGACCGCGCGCGGTCTTCGGAAGATGTTTGAGACGACGTGGGACGTTGCTTACTTCGACGGAGAAATTGAGTCAGACGGACCATATTGTCGGGATCAACCAAATGATCAGGTTGAGGCGCTGAAATCAATTTTCGGAATGAAATGAGCGGATCGAAACGCGCAGGCACAGCCGAGGGGATCAAACTCGCCTACGACGGGACGATTCTCGACTGGGCTGAGTCGCATGTGCGCTTTCCGAACTCAGACCGCGCGAGCCGGTTTGACCGCACGGTTGCGCCGTGGATGAACGATGTCTTGCTCGCCGTGACAGACGACGAAGCCACGCAGGTCTTTCTCCGCGCGAGCACCGGAGCTGGCAAGACGACCATGATGGAAACCCTCGCGTGTTTCATAGTCGCGCAGAAGCCAGGGCCGACGCTTTTCGTGGGGCAGACTGACGACATGGTGAAGGACTGGACGGAGTCGCGATTGCTTCCGATTTTTCGAGAGTGCGAACCAGTCCGCGCCTTGTTCCCCGAGGATCGGCATGCATTACGCAAGACGACGATCTTCTTTCCGCACATGGTTCTTTTCGCGGGCGGCGCGAACATGACCAACCTCCAGGAGAAATCCATGCGCTATTGCATTGGCGATGAGGTCTGGCGGTGGAAGGATGGGATGATTAAGGAACTCAAAGCCCGACATCACGACCGCTGGAACCGCAAGACGTTCCTGTGCTCGCAGGGCGGCGGCAGCACGGATGAGATGGAGCACGAGTGGGACAGCGGCACGCGCGAAGTCTGGGGCTGGGAATGTCCGCATTGCCAGGCGTGGCAGCGGTACACGTTCGACGCGATCAAGTTTGAGCAACCGAAGAACGCAGCGGGCGAGATGCTTTGGGATGCCGTGCAAGATTCGGTGCGGATGGAGTGCGAGCATTGCAAAGTTCAATTTGCCGACACCGCCGCAGTGCGGCGTGGGCTATCGACCGGCGCGAGCTTCCGCGCTCTCAACCCGAACCCCGTGCGTGGCCACCGCTCGTTTGAAGTGCCAGCCTACGGCGTATGGTGGATTCCGTGGTTCTCCATCGTCAAAGAGTTTCTGGAAGCCAGCGAAGCCAAGGGCAACGGCAACCTCGAACCGCTGAAGCAATTTATTCAAAAGCGCAAGGCGCAGACGTGGCAGGAGGAGATTGTTTCAGACCTGCCGGAGATTACCGCCGGAGATTATTCGAAACTTGATTTTCTCGACGGGCAGAAGATCGACGGCGAGCACCGGCGCTTTTTATGCGTGGACAAACAGCGCGATCACTTCTGGTATGTCATCCGCGCCTTCCGTGCGGATGGGTCATCCATGCTTTTGTCAGAAGGAAAAATCCTGACGTGGGAGACTATTGAATCCCTCGGGCTTCAGTACAACGTGCCAGGGCGGAGCGTCGTCATTGACGCGGGATACGACACGCCGCTTGTTTACGAGCGATGCGCGCGCAACGGCTGGACGGCATCGCACGGATCGGGACAGGATGGATTCTCGCATATCGACGGGAGCGGGCGGCGCGTGAAAAAATTCGTGTCGAAGATCGAGACGGCCGTCGCCGGATCGGACAATCTCAGGGCGTTCTACTTTTTTTACTCGAACGAAAAGATCAAGGACAAGCTGGCCGCAATCCGCCAGCCGGACGCAATGCCGAAGTGGGAAACTCCAAGGGATGCGTCCACCGACTACCGCGCGCAGATGGTGAGTGAAATGAAAAAGGACATCGTGAACTCTAAAACAAAACAGGTGGAGTCGCGCTGGGTGCGGATCGGCGGGAGGCCGAACCATCTTTTCGACTGCGAGTGTATCGCGCTTGCGTCCGCTATGCTTGCGGGAGTTTTGCCGATTGGGGAGTGACCATTTTCGTGGCGTCACGAAAATGGTCTCCGCCCGCCGCGCTAGTGTTCATGCGGCTCTGCGGGCGGTAAAAATTATTTTCACTTTTTGAAAAATAATTGTTTACAAAAAATCAAATGCGTGAGATAGTCATTCCAGATCGAAGGCACCACGCCGACGACGAAAACAAAAAAACCAAATCAACAAAATGAACACCATTGAAATCCCAATCAACAAACCCACCGAAATCAAAATAGGATCCAAATGCTACAAAGTTGCTATCACCGGAATTCGTGATTGGAAATCAGACGACGCCACCGTTATCCGCAAATATCTGACCATCGGCTCTCCCGGCATCAGCGAGGTTTCCGGCGCATATATTTCTATGTCTACACCTATCCCTCGCCAGTGTGATGTTGTTGTTGAAACTGCCGCCGGTTCGGTTGTATGGACCCCCGCAGCCGGTGGAATCACCGGAGCCAAAAAAACTGCAATCAACAACTGGTTCATTGCCGCCATCTCTTAACACTCAAAAATATGAAAATCACAATCCGCCACGACCAAAACAGCATCGACCCATCCGCAACCTACACCGAAGAGCAATTTGCCCAGGTCAAAGATTCGCTGGAACGGGAATATACAAAAGCACTCCTCGCCGAATATCCTGACGCTGATATCGAATTTGAGGAATCAACAGACACCAACGCAATCGTTATAAAAAACAGCGGTCTCGATGACCCCAGCGAGATCGAGGACAACATCCAGCGCATCACAGAAACCGTTTTCGAGACAGGGCTTTTCTGGCTATGAAAAAAAACACCACCCACGGCGGACCGCGCAGAGGCGCGGGCCGTCCGAAAGGAAAGAAGAACGCCAACGCCAGAGGCCGCACAGCCGTCACACGCTCTGTCTCCATGCAGCCCGAGTCATGGAGGAAGCTGGATCTTCAGCGCGGCACGCAGTCGCGAGGGAAGTTTATTGCATGGCTTCTTTGACACCCGCGCCCAAGGATGGCGCAAAATTCCACTTTCTTCGGACTTCCGCTTGCGACGCTTCAAAGCTTGCAGGAAAAATATATCGCATGTCTTGAGGCAATCGCCGTTGCGGGGGCGAGTTACAGCATCGCGGGACGGTCATTTACTCGAGCCAATTTGACCGAGGTCTCGAACATCGTCGGGCAGTTGCAATCTGCCATCGAATACGCAAGTGGTTCAAGAGTGAAACGTACCGTCACCGCATTTTCGACACAGCGACCCTAATATGAAACAAGACTTTTTTACGCGCGCTCTGGCAGTTGTCGCACCGAAGGCGGCAATGGCTCGCATGATTGCGCAAGACCGCCTGCGCAATTTCGGGCGGTTCGACGCGGCGCTCGAATCCAGCAAGCGCGGCATATCGCGCAACATTGCCGGTGGCGAGGACACGAGCGGCACAGCCGAGCGTTACAAGCTCATCCGCGCTGCTCGCGATCTTGCCGACAACTTCCCACCGGTGCGCTCGTTACTACTGAAATTTGCCACCTACGTCTCGGGCCGACTCTCCTACCAAGCCCGCACCGGAAACAAAGACCTCGACGCGCAGGTTGAGCGATACTGGAATGACTGGTGCGCCAAGTGCGATTTCCTACGGAGGCATGATTTCACGTCACTCTTGCAACTCGCTGTCATGGCAATCCTACGCGATGGCGACTGCGGATTCGTTATCGTCCGCGAAGCCGGCGAACTCCGCTTGCAGAGCGTGGAGGCCGACCGCATCGGATCGCCTTACAATCGGTTGATCGACTCGGACAAATACATCGGCGGCATCATGCTGGACGAATACGGCAGGCCGGAGAAATATCAAATCTACGTCCGCACGATAAACAACCAATACATTGATTCGACTGACATCGACGCCGCGGAGTTCATCCATCTATTCGACGCCACGCGACTGGACGAATATCGCGGGCGCTCCGCATTTGCCACGGCGCTCAACGCCGCGCGTGACTTGCAAGAGGCACTGAAGGCCGAGATCCAAGCAATCAAATACGCATCATATCAAACCGGCGTCATCACCACCGAGAACGGATCGGCGGACGCATCCGACTACTTCGCGACCAGCTCACGGAATGACAACGGCCAAACCGAGAAGCTCTCGAATATCGACCCCGGCGCGATCAATTACCTCTCTCCTGGCGAGAAGATGGAAATGTTCCAGAGCGAGCGCCCAGGCGGGGCGTTCGGCGAGTTCATCCGGCTCGTGCAGTCGCACATCTGCATGAGCGTCGGGTTGCCCTACGGCTTCGCGTTCGACGCAGACAAGAGCGGTCCCATGGCCCGCATGGAGGCAGCTATGGCCGAGCGCACGTTTGCTCGGTGGCGTGGGCTTCTGGAATCACAATTCCTCAACCGCATTAAGAACATCGTCCTTCTCGACGCCGCTGCGCGTGGGGAGATTGACGATTCGGAGTTTTTGCTTGACGGCCGCTGGTGCTGGCCAGCAAAGGTCAGCATCGATTACGGACGCGAAGCGACTGCCGACATCGCGCTCTGGAAAGCGGGACTGAAAACAGCCGGGCAGATTTACTCGGACGCTGGCGAGGACTACGAAGAAGCACTTCGCGCAAGGGCGAAAGAGGCTAACATGATAAAAGAACTCGGGCAGGAATTTGAAATTCAAGCCAGCCGGATTTCTGATTCGGTGCCTGAGTCAGCAATCGACATTACGCCTGAGATTGGCGAGGTTGCTCCGCTCATCGAAACCATCGGCATCGGTGGCACGGATGCGCTCTCGGGAATCCTCGCATCAATGGGACGCGGCGAACTTTCGCCCGAACAGGTTGGTATTATTCTCCGCACGGTTTTTGGAATGGATGAAGCCAGCGCAAACCAAATCACGAACGCAGAGCCAGCCCCGACACCCGCACCGCAACAGGCCACAGCCTCGCAATTCGAGGACGGCAAAAACAAACCGACTTCTGGCATGGTTGCCGAAGCAAAAAAGGGATTGGAGTGGCGTACGAAATACAATCGCGGCGGGACGAATGTCGGAGTTGCACGCGCTCGCGACATATCAAACGGGAAGAACCTTCCTGACGATACTGTGAAGCGCATGCACAGCTATTTTTCACGACACGAAGTTGATAAGAAGGGGCAGGGTTTTCAACCAGGCGAGGAGGGCTTTCCGTCCGCAGGCCGCATTGCATGGGCATTGTGGGGCGGTGACGCTGGCCAGACATGGGCAGCGGCCAAGGCGCGCCGCATCTCCGCAAAGGAAGCAGCCAAGAATGGCCTGAACATGAAATTCCAACGCGACGCACACGGACGGGTTGCCAGCCTATCGATTCCAAGCCCGACCGAGTTTGTCATTCCATCCCCTACGGGCGGCGAGTCTGAAAAAGATTTCGTTGCTCGCTGTATGGCGGATGACACCATGCTTGCAGAATTTCCAGACACAACCGAACGCGCGGCAGTCTGCTACGCACAACTTAAATCAAAATGATAGCACAAGGAATCGCACTCTCAGCCAAGCAAGCATTTTTGCTCGGCATCCACCAATCGACTGACACCTACAAGATCGCGCTCTATACGAGCCGCGCAACGATCGGGCCGGAACTCGCGCACTACACCGAGGCGGGCGAGGTCAGCGGGCCAGGCTATGAGCGAGGCGGCTACGTCTTGACAGGCTTCAAGAACGGCATGGCAGGCCGCAGCGCTTTCGTGACGTTCAACGATCTCAAAATCGACCGCGCATCCTTTACGGCACACGGCGCGATTATCTACAACGCTTCGAAAAACAACTCCGTGATTTGCGCGTTGAATTTTGGCGCGGATCGTTCTGTTTTCGATGGGTCGTTTGAAATCAAATTCCCCGAACCTACCGAGAAAAACGCACTTATCTTGCTCGCATGATTGGCGCAAACATCCAGCAACCATCCACCGGCGGCGGGATTTCAGACGGAGATAAAGGCGACATCACAGTCTCCGCATCCGGCGCAACTTGGACAATCGACAACGGCGTCGTCACAAATGCGAAACTCGCAGACGTTGCCACTGCTACATTTAAAGGCAGGGCAACCGGCGGAACAGGCTCGCCCGAGGACTTGACGAGCGCGCAAGCAACCGCATTGCTCGACGCTTTCACCTCTACGCTTAAAGGTCTCGCTCCAGCATCAGGCGGAGGCACGTCAAATTTTTTACGCGCGGATGGTACGTGGGCTGCACCAGCAGGCGGATCAAACGAACCTGCCGACGATGTTTTTCGAATTGTCGGATCAGCGGACGATACGCGGAAAATAGCATTTGAAGCCGACGGGATTTCCGACGAAACCACTCGCACATTTACCGCGCCGAACCGAAGCGGGACGATGGTTGTCTCCGACACCACCGCAGGCAGCGGATCGGATATCGTCAACAATATCGTGTCTTTGACGCAAGCAGAATACAACGCCATTGGATCGCCGGACGCGACGACGCTTTACCTCATAACAGACCCATAAATAATATGCCACTTTTACAAAAAGGATACCTCGGTTCAACCCCGCTTTTTCGGAACATCCCGTTTTTTGCGGGGCCACAAGTTACAGCTTCGAACTCAAACACAGCCACAATAACTGTGACGGCCTCGGCCAGTACCAATACTAAAGGTGCTTGGGCGCAAGCGATCGCATCAACAACTACAGAAACAACGCTCTTAGCATTTTTTGTTTCGGGTATAGCAACTTCAGCGCAGAACAGTGCGACTCTTATTGATATTGGCGTCGGTGCGGCGGGCAGCGAGACTGTAGTAATTCCAAACATCGCAGTGGGGAGCGCAACGGCATTAAATATAATGGTTCCGGTAAAAATAGCATCCGGCAGCCGCATAAGCATTCGCTCCCAGTCTGCTGTTGCGAGCAAATCGTTTACGATAGCCACACGAAATTTCGCCGCATTTAATGCTGGGGATTCCGCGCTAACTCCGACGACGCTGGATGTATTGGGTACCTCTACTGCGACCAGCACAGGCACGGCCATGAGCGGAGCATCAGCAACATGGGTTGAAATTGTCGCGTCAACCTCTCAAAATTATTCTGCTTTTAGCATCGTGCCTTCAGTTTCCGATACGGACATTGCCGCCATTGAACCGCTTGTCTACGAAATCGGGGTTGGCTCGGCTGGAAGCGAAATTTCATTTGGCCGGATCATCCTCTCGACCGCCAACACGGAAAGCGTCAGCATGCGACCTGTTGGCCCGCTTATTTTCGGACGCGAAGTTCCATCGGGATCGCGTCTCTCCATTCGTCACAACATCACCGCAAACCCTGGCAAATACGACGCGTGCATCATTGCAGTTCCGAAAGTTTAATATGGAAACTTGGAATTTAATCTACGACACAGCAACGGGCCAAGGCGTGAGCATCGGCACAGTAATTGCCAATCCCCTCCCCGCCAACCTCACTGCACTGGAATTGAGCGAGGAGCAATCCACCGCCATTCTCAGTGGCGCGATGGTATGGAATGCCGCTACGCTTTCGCTTATCCCGACCCCACGCCCTCTTCTAACTGCCATCGAACATCTCGAGAGCGTTGGACTCGGCAGTGACTACCAGCCGACGCTCATCTACCTCCGCATCAACCTCACGGCAGCAGGCAAAACATGCACGGAACTCGACGCGCTGGAATCCTATTTGCAAGGCGTGCTTGCGGTTTTCGCGCAAGACCAAAGCCCACGAAATGACTGGGCAATGCCACCCGTGACCTTTGACGCGGCAGTCATTGCAGCGATGTCTGAACTCTCATTCTAAAAAACCATGGCGAACGAACTCAACACAGCACAGGCAACCAGTGGGCTAACGATCACCGCGCAACTCTTCCAGACGGGCGCAGCAGTTGGCTCCGCGATAACATGCGCGGAAGTTGGCAGCTCAAGGTTTTATTCTGCCAACATGCCGACAATCACGGCAGGCACGTATCAAGTTGTTTTCTACCAGTCCGGCGTCACGCCGCTTTCCAGCGGACTCATCGCGTGGAATGGCACGGCTGAAATTTTGGTGAACGATCTCTCGACCGCCACCACCGCAGGCATTGCGGATGCAGTCTGGGACGAAGCCACGAGCGGGCACACAACGTCTGGAACCTACGGCGGGCGGATCGTGCGATCGACTAACGCAAACAACGAATTGGCAATAAACGCTCAGAATCATGCCGCCGCCAATGTCCATCAATTTCAGACCGGCGTAATCGTCTCAGGTGCTTTTGATGCTGGCGTACTGACCGCATTTGCTGTTCCTGAATTGCAGGAAATCCACCTTATTCACGGCCTAAAATCCGGAAGTGCGTTGACCGTCACACCTTCAAGCCGTGCGGCTGGCGCGGTCTCGCAAAACATAACCGGCGACGGAGTCGCCAGCACAACCGTCACGCGAGTCTAAACCATGCTCGTCAGCCTGCTCATCGCAACGCAGGGCCTGCTTTCAAGCCCCACGCCGCTTTCAATCGGCATCCAGGGGCTTCTGGACCCGAACGCAGTAACGCCGCCGCCACCGCCGCCGCCAATCGTAAGCGGACGCGATTTGCCGGGCGGCTTTTATCGGCACGGTCAGAGGGTAATCGTCGAAATTGCGCGCGGCGTATCTGCAAAACTCAGCATCGCAGATGTCGGCATTTCAATATCGACAACCGCAAGCGTGCGGGGATTTTCATTCCTTTCGGAAAGCGGCTTTGCGGACGTATCGACATGCGAAAAATTTTTCTTGCAGGGCAACGTGCAAAACATTTCAGCCAATCGCGTGCGGCAGTCGATTTCATGTTCTTTCGACATCGTATATTCCCGCGAAGACGACGAAGCCGAGATGTTGCTACTCGCTCAGGCCGCGCTTGAAGAAATGTTTTTGCAGAGCATCATTGACCAATACGACGATTGATTTTTTTGACATCGCCGCCTCGGCATGAGCGACGTCATAGAAGCAGTCTCCATCATATCAGTCGGCGAGGCCAAGGGCCACGGACTCTACGTGGACGCGCAGACATTGCGCGAGGTCAAGGCATGCGCGGAGACCTACGCTGGCGGGGTCAAAGTCAATCTGGATCACGGTGCGGGCATCAAAGACATCATCGGATTCGTCGATAACTTCCGCATCGTCGGAGAAAAACTCCTCGGAGATTTGAACCTTCTGCAAAACGCAGACCGGCGCGCCTACGTCTTAGAAATCGCCGAGAAACTCCCCGACACATTCGGCATATCCATCGCATTCAGCGGGCCTGTGCGAGAAATCAACGGCAAGAGTTTCGCCTCGTGCGAAGAACTCTATTCTGCCGATTTGGTGCAGACACCCGCAGCAAATCCCACCGGCCTATTTAGCTTCGAAGCGAAGCCAGTTGACAAAATTTCCAAGCAAATGGAAGACGCACCCAAAATCGAAATCGAACCGTCCAAAGACGAGCCAAGCCTCGCGGACATCATCTCCCGTCTCAGCGCCCTTGAATCAGCTTTTGGCGATTACAAGAAGGCAATGGAAGCCGCTCCCGAAGAGCAAAAGGAAGAGATGAAGGAAGAGCCAATGAAGGATTCTGAAATGGCCAAGCTCGAAGCCAAACTCGACACCATCATTTCAAACTTTGGCGCAGCTCCCATGAAGGCATCCGCTGCCGCCGAAGTTCCTGCCGAAGTCAAATTTGATCTGAAGAATTTGATTGAAGCGAAAACCGCTGAACTCGGCTCCAAGACCGCCGCAATCAAATTCGCGATGTTGAATCACCCTGCTGAATACATCGCCCTTCGCGACTCCAACCAACTCCACAACCTCTAATCACCTCACAATATGGCATCCCAAACTGACATCCCATTCCGCTCGTTCACATTCGCGTCCGCGCTCTCAGGCAACACGCTCGTCCGTTGCTCCGGCGACAATGCAGCCGCCGCACTCGTAACCGCCTCCGAAGTCATCGGCGTCCTTCAAGACGACGTTGCTGCCGCTGGCGTTGGCGAAGTGAAACTCTTCAAGGCAACTCAATTCGGAATCGTTTCGCCTGGTCCCGTGACCGCTGGCAATTCGGTTTTCGCCACAACCGGCGGCGTGATTGTCGGAACGCTCGTCACCTCTGGCGTGACTCTCGGCACCGCAATCAACTCCGGCGTGACCGGCGACATCATCGAGTACGCAGTACGACTCTGAGCATTTGACCGAAACACTCAACTAACCAACTACCATGTCACTCACCACTACCACAATTCGCGGAGACATCGCACAGGCCGTTTACGAGGGCCGCTCGAACAAGCAAAACCTTTTCATCGGTGCCGAAGTCATGCCGATCTACGTTGCAGACGTTCGCTCTGGCGAGTATCTGAAAATCAACCTGGGCGCATCTGAGGCACTTAACGACGACGCGACCAAGATCGCCGCTGGCTCTGCATATCCCCGCGTTGGCCGCAAGTTCACATCGGACACCTTCGCCACTACCGAGTACGGTCTTGAGGAAGTCCTCCCCGATGCAACTCAGCGCGACCTCGCCCGCTTCCTCGACGTTGAGGTTGCCGTTGCCGACATGCTCCTGAGCCAGATTCAAATCGGCCACGAGCTTCGCGTTGCCTCGCTCACCTACGCAGCGAACGGCCTCACAGCCATCTCTGCAGCCGGTGCAACCGCCGCCTACACTGAAGCCAACATCACATCGTTCGACCTTCCGGCCGACGTTGCCGCAGGCAAGTTGGAACTCGCCAAGTATGGCGTGCTTCCTAACACTCTCGTTATGTCCGCAGTCCTCTTCGAGCGCGTCCGCCGCTCAACTAAGGTTCAAAACCAAATGTTCGGCGTAGTCGCCACGAACTCCACCCGCCTCCTCTCCGAGCAAGAAGTTGCTCAGGCCGTGGGCGTGGAAAAAGTCCTCGTGGGCCGCGCTCCTCGCAACACTGCCAAGAAGGGTCAAACCTACGCAGGCGGATTCGTCTGGGGTGACAGCTACCTTGCACTCGCCAACACAGTTGGCGGTGAGTTCGCCGCCGGTGGCTTTGGCCGCACGATCCTCTGGGGTGCAGACAGCCCAGTGCCTTTCGTCTCCGAGACCTACCGCGACGAAGCCCGCCGCTCGAACATCCTCCGCGTGCGTCAGCACGTATCCGAGAAGGTTGTCGACGGCTCCTCGATCATCCGCATCACGACCGGACTGTAAAATCTCACGGTTCGACATCAAACCCGCTCTCGCAAGGAGCGGGTTTTTTGCTTTACATCATAACACGTTTGCAGGATGATTGCGGTTTGAGATATGAAACGAATTTTGATTGCGTGCGAATATAGCGGAACGGTGAGGGATGCTTTTATGAAGCGTGGATGGGATGCGTGGTCTTGTGATATTCTTGCAAGCGAAACGGCTGGCAATCACATTTGCGGCGATGTCCGGGAAGTCTTGAATGACGGATGGGATTTAATGATCGCACATCCGCCATGCACTCATCTCGCGGTAAGTGGTGCGCGTTGGTTTAAATATAAACAAACTGAGCAGGTCGAGGCACTCGACTTTGTGCGGCTGTTGCTCGCCGCTCCGATTGACCGTATCGCGTTGGAAAATCCTGTTTCTATAATATCTTCCCGCATCCGCAGGCCCGACCAAGTGATTCAGCCTTGGCAATTCGGTCATGGCGAGACAAAGGCGACTTGCCTTTGGCTGAAAAACCTTCCGAAGATTGTGCCGACAAACATTGTCGAAGGGCGAGAGTCTCGCATTCATAAAATGTCTCCGGGTCCTAATCGATGGAAAGAGCGAAGCCGAACATTTCAAGGGATTGCCGACGCTATGGCAGATCAGTGGTCAAATTTTTGACATCGCGCCCCATGCAGAAACATGAACCAAAAAAATCGCCTTGTCGCAGGCTTGATATGCGGCAACGAAGCCGAGCGCATCGAGCGGTGCGTCCGATCCCTGCAAAAAATCTGTGATGATGTCGTCATCATCCGCGCCGTCGGAGCACTTGAACCCGACGCGACTCTCAACATCGCAAAGAGCCTCGGCTGTCACGTCGGAGAATATCGCAACTCCCCGCTCTGTCGGCATTGGCCGCACCTCGACGACTTCGCCGCCGCGCGCAATGTGGCATTTGAAAAAGCCTACGACCTGACCGGCGAAGGCGGCTGGGTTATGTGGGCAGACTGTGACGACGTGCTCCAGGACAACATGGTTGAGCCTACGCTGAAGGCGCTCCGCGATTGCCCAGCAGAGTGTGACTGGATACTCAGTGATTACGTTATCCCCGAGCAGCACAAGCGCGCGCCGCGCGAGCGGTTCTTTCGCTACCGCACCGGATACTGGTGGCGGGCGGTGCATGAGAACGTCCACCCGACGAAGACGATCAAGATTTACATGCGGCGTGACTTGGAAATCCACCACATGCCGCCACTAGGCCAGCGCAAGAGCAACGAGCGCAACCAGCGCATCCTGGAATGGCAGGATCAATTCGCCCCGCATTGGAAGTTTTATCTGCATTACGAAAAAATGATCACCGGACAGCGAGACCTGTCCTTGCGCTACGGCGCGGAGGCTATCGCCATGAAGGATCTGGATCTCGTCCACAAGTACGAAACGCTGATGAACATGAGCAACATGACGGATGGCGAATCGTCGCTTCGCTTTGCTCAGGCCGCGCGCAAACTCGACCCCGCACGTCGCGAAGCCGTCGCGCTGGAAGCGTCCATTCTTCTCGACGAAGGCAAGCCGGTTGAGTCTCTCGCGCTTCTCGACGAAATGGAGAAGATACCCGTCCCCTCCTTCACGCAGTGGACGCACAAGGCCGAGTACTACGGCGTCAAAGCCAAGCGACTCCGCGCTTGGGCGCTCAGGCTGGCAGGCCGGAAGGAAGAAGCATTCAATCTCGAAATGCAGGTTCTCAACGCCGCTCCGCGCCCGCGCATCTCACTTCTTCACGCCACGCGCGGGAGGCCATTGCAAGCGGTTCAGAACATGAACCTATGGCTCTCACGCGCAAACAAGCCGGAGCGCGTTGAACACATCTTTGCGGTCGATTCAGACGACGCCTCCGCAGCCGTTTTGCAACGCTTCTGCGGGGTCTGCCAAGATATCGACGGCGGCTCAGTGGGAGCGTGGAATCTTGCGGCTAGTGTGAGCACCGGCGACATCCTCGTGCAATTCTCCGACGACTTTGAATGTCCGCCTGGCTGGGACGACATGCTTGAAAGCCGCTTGGACATCAATTCCGAGAAGGTTCTCCGCATCTCGGATGGATACCGCACTGACGAACTCCTGCCGATGGCGATTTGCACGCAAAAATTCTATGACAAACACGGACTCTTTCACCCCGATTTCAAAAACCAATTCTCGGACGCAGAGTTCACCATTCGTGCCGAGAAAGCGGGCACGATTGTGGACGCTCGTGACGTTGTTTTCGTTCACCACCATCCGGCTTTTGAGCCTGTTCCAAAGGACGCCACACATGAGCGGTGCAGCGATCCAATTGAGCGCGAACGCGCAAAGAAAATCTTTGAAACACTAACCAAAAACCCAACAAATCCATGAAAAAAATCAGCCTAATACACGCAACCCGAAACACACCCGTCCGCGCCCTAGCCACAAAAAAAATCTGGCTTGAGCGCGCGACAAATCCCGAGAATGTCGAACACATTTTCGGCATTCAGTCGGACGATACCGAGTCACATTTGGCCTTTGGTGAAGAGAATGTTGCTAACAGCGTCCCGCCGCCCGAGTGGGCATCCTCCAGCGTTGCAAACTGGAACGCCGCCGCCGCAATCTCATCCGGCGACATCCTCGTCGTCATTGCCGACGACCTCACACCGCCGCAGGCATGGGATGAAGAGCTGCAAAAACTCCCCGCAGGCAGTGAAGAGTGGGCATGCTACGTGCCCGACTCGCTCCGTGAAGACGGCCTCATGTGCCATCCGGTTCTCTCTCGGGCGCTCTACAACAAGCGCGGATACGTTTTCCATCCGTCTTATTTTGGCGTTTTTTGCGACAATGATTTTTCCGTGCGGGCACTGCTTGAAGCGCCTGTCTTGCAGGTGAAGGGCTTAAAATGGCAGCACGATCACCCGATCAACGGCACGCGCCCGACTGACGCCATCGTTGACCTGCAAAACTCCGAGCGTGCATATCAATACGGCGTCAATGCTTTCGTTGCGCAGTGGCCGCTCATCAACATCTTCAACCGCTCACGCTCCATCGCAGGCGACATCAACGAGCACATGCTTCGCCTTGCGCAGCTCGCGCGCCAATGCGAGCACGTCACCGAGTTCGGAGTGAGGACAGGAATGTCCACTTATTCATTTCTTCACGGACTCTCAAACAAGCCAAACGCGAAGCTCCGCAGCTACGATCTTCACGACTTCTTCAACGTCCACGGAATCAGCTCACAGCTCGCAATAGATTGGACGTTCCAGCAGGGCAGCACGCTCGATGCCGAAACAATCGAGCTGACCGACCTGCTCTTCATCGATACCTTGCACACCTACGCACAGGTGAAGGGCGAACTTGAAAAGCACGGCAACCAGGCGCGCAAATACCTCGTGTTTCACGACACCGTAGCCTTCGGCGTTCTCGGGGAGGACAACGGAACCGGCATCAATCTCGCGATCCAAGAGTTTATTCGCGACAACGCGCATTGGAGAGTCGCGGAACATTACGAAAACTGCAACGGCCTCACCGTCCTCGCCCGCAAATGAGCACGACACACTCAGTCTGGATAGGCCCGAAGCTTGGCCTCATGGAAAAACTCACGCTTCAGCTCTTGCTTGAGGCCGGTCACAAGCCGGTTCTCTGGACCAATCAAAAAGTCGCTGGCGTTCCCGACTTGGTGGAAGTGCGCCAAGTCCCGAAGGACTACGTTCAGCCAATCGGATTCGCAGGCAATCCGCACACCGGCATTCCAAACGGCGGCATCGGCTCGTTTGCGCATTGGAGCGACTACTTCGCTCTCAAGACCCTTCACGAGCACGGCGGAATCTGGGTGCAAATGGACGTTGCCGTTACAAAGAAGATCGTCGCGGAGGACTACACGTTCACACCGTGGCTCTCGATGATTTCACCCGTTGTCATGGCCATTCCGAAAGGCTCTGCCTATGCCGCCGAGATGTCTGATATCATCGGCGACATGCTGAAAAACGGCATGGCCGGTTGCGACTGGCACGATGCGATGATCGCAATGATCCACGGCCTTCAACGCAGCGGGATTCAGTTCAAAACATTCGACAACTATTTCGACTGCGGCGGCGTGGCAGGCTCTCCATACACGCATCCGGCGGCGACGCCCTACGACATCATCCACTGGAGCAATGCAACGCACAATACGAGCAAGGAAACGCCAACGCGGGGCAGCGAATATCACCGACTCTGCAAGAGCGTGGGGCTGATTTGACGAAACCGGCACAATGTGAGCCTTGCCACTTATTTCGCTGCCGACTTTGCCGCCGTCCTTGGGGAACTACCGATCACCGTCACGTTTCAAGGCTCTACATTCTCGGCCAATCGAACAACATTTCGTTGCGAGAACAGCGTCGGAGACGGCGGATTTATGACGCAAATTGCGATGGTTATCACCGCTCCTTACAATGCCGTCACACAGCAAATCAACCTTGGCGACGTAGTGGCGATTGACGCTGCCAGCTTCCGCGTCGTCTCTGCGGAGCTGGCACAGGATGCCGTCTCAGTGGACTTCGCGCTCCAGGATGTGAATAAATGATTTTCTTCTCCACAACTCCCGAACCGAAGAGCCAGGCAGCGACTACGACGCGCACGCTTGAGAAGGCAATTACGGATGCGTTCATCCGATATTTGCAGGCTGAATTTCAGAATGACTTGACCGTCACATCGTCGGAGAACTTCGCCGCGATGACGTTGCCTGCGTGCTTTGTAAAGGCGACTCGGCAGTCGGAGTCGATTACGAACAGCGCGATTTTTCAATTCACGATTGACGTTGTTTTGGCCGTCCAAGCAGACGACGCAAACGCGCAAACTCTCGAAGATCTCTGGGCAGAATTACTGTGCGTGACTCACGATGTCTTTGGAATCGTGGACAAGCTGAATGCTATTGAGCCAAAATCCTGCCAAGTTTACGGCGTGTTGCGAGACGGGCCGGTTGCACTCTCGACAACCGATCGGCACTTTTTGCGGAGCGTATCCGTGACCGTTCACACCGGACTGCTTTAGAGTGAGATTTTCGCCGAGTTCCTCAACTGAGTTGACAGTTTTTGCGAGGTATGGCCGCATCTGTCATCACCTCATCTTCTGCCGCAAGTGTTACTTTCGGCGCAACCGCCGAAACCGGCATCATCCTCTCCTCGTTCAACCGTTCCGTCCAAGGCCAGAAGGCTGAACTCATGGACGAAGATGGCGACATTGTCGCTATCTCGACCTACGGACGCACCGCAACCATCTCGATTTCCGGCGCAATCAACGGATCAAGCGGAGTCGCCACAGCATCCGTTGGCAGCCTCTTGACCATCGCAAATGCCACCACTGAATTCGGCGTGAGCGGCGGCAAGATCGTTGTCGATAGCGTCTCGTCTGAACAGAGCAGCGACACTTTCCGCACCATGACGATTCAGGCGACGCAGTATCCGAGCATGTAATTTCTCGCACCCGCTGGCACGCGCCCGCTGACAGACCGGCTAAAGTCTGTCGCCTCTTTAAAATATGAACACCGAAACAATACGAGACAGCGAACAGTACTTTTACACGCCGAACCTGAAGGTTGCCACGGCGCTCGTGACTCTGGGCTTTCTGCCCAAAATGCCTTGCCCGATCACGCGAACCGTTCGATCAGACGGGCGCGAATCAACTGTTTTTTGGCTTGACGCCGTGAATGCCAAAGGCCAGCGCGCCGAAGATGTCTTTACAGGGATGACGAAGGGCGGCGAAGCACTCAACGAAAGCGACCCTGAGAATCTGCTTAATTACATCCGCGCCGCACTCGCGAACCGCGATGTGCTCGTGGACTGGATCCGCAACACACCGCGCCGGATCGAAGTCGAAATCAAGGGCAAGCGGCTCCTCGTCCGCGAAGACGCAACCGATGCAGACAAGAAACAAATCATCCAAAACCTATGAACACCGAACTACTAACAGACGACGAAGTACTACGCGAAGCGGGCATGCGTGAAGGAACCCGCAAAACAGGCAAGTGGAAGCTCAGGCCATGCGTGCCTGGCACAATCTCAATCATTCGCTCAAACATGCTGGAGAAGCGCGATGAGTTTTGGTTTGTGGCCGCATTTGCATTTGTCCACATCGCACCGCTTGAGGACGTGCTTGCCGTGGACAGCGACCAGATCGCGTTCAACAAGGCGGTGCGCCGCTGGCAGCTCGACAATCTCACCACAATCGACGAACAGAACGAACTGTCCGCGCTCGTGTCCGCAGCGTGGGACAAAGTGAACGCTGCCGAGACCAAGGCGCAACACGCTTCAGGAGCGAGTCCGAGCGGGGGAAAGTAGCCTCCCCCAACTGGCTCGCGTCTTACGTCTTTAGGCTCGCGAGCGTGACCGGCTGGGGGTTCAAAGAGTGCATGTGGGAAATCCCGTATGCTGCCGGGCTGCAAATTCTCGACGCCGATTCATTCTCTCGCGGCATCCCGCGCGTGTACACGCGAAGCAATGAGAGGGAAGATTTTGACGCGCTCGCCGAAATAGATCGGATTCTCAAAACTCACAAAACTCATAATGGCGGGGAAATTTAAATTCGACAAACAGAAGTTCGTGGAAATTCTCGACGAGTATTCCAAGATCGTCGAAAAATCCATTCCCGACTGCGTAGCTCTCAATGCTCGCCTGCTTTGCGTTGAGTTGGCGAGGCGGACTCAGCCCTTCGGAACGAAGCCTGAAAGCGGGATTGGACGTGTTGATAAGGACATTAAAAAGATCATCAAAGACGTCGGCAAGTTGGAGGAAATGTTTGACAATGTCGGCAACACGAAAATCAGGGAAAGGCTTTTCAAATTATTGCGAGAAAAGCGTTACGATGTCATCAAGATCATTCTGGAGCGGATTGGTTTTTTAAAGAAGTGGGGCGAGATTGAAATCACGAACGATTTCAAAGCCATACACCAAGCGCATCGCAAACCAAAAGACGGGCGTACGCGAAACAGGGGCGACAAACTCTACATTACCGAAGGGGATTTGCCTGGCTACATCGAAGAAGTTGCCAAGCGCGTCGGCATTGCAAAGTCTGGCTGGGCACGTTGCGCAGAACAGCTGCCACAAGTTATCAAAAAATCGATGACGCGAGGGATTCCCAACTGGGTCGTGGATCAGACAAAGGCGACCGGCGAAATAGAAAACCACCTCGGCGACACATCGAACCCGCGCGTGCTGATGACAAACAAAGTGCCGTGGCTTAGTCGCATCTGCCCGCCAGATCAACAGCTCAAAGCCTCTCAGGTCGTAGTCTCCAAAATGAAAAAGCAGATGGCGTTAATCCTGAAGAAGCGCAAAAAGACTTTGACTGAATAGCCTAATATATGGCGGACGTTACAGTCGAATTTGGAGCAAAGGACGCGGGACTATCGCAGACGTTGAAGAACGTCCAAAAGGAACTCGCCGAACTTGACACGCAGCAGAGGACAACGGCGATGTCCGCCGATGAGTTTCAAAAAACTCTTAGCCGCACCAAGCAGCTTGAGGGCATGGAGAAAAAACTCAGGTCGATGGGGGGTGCAGCTTCAGACACCTCGCCCAAAATTGATAGGCTTGGGAAAGAATTGCAGGACGTTGGCAACAAATCCGAAAATGCTGGCGGATTATTTGACGCGTCATTCGCAAAAATTACAAGCGCATTTACGCTCGGAAATATCGCCGCTTCTGGATTTAACAAGGCGATTAACCTTGCATTTAGCGGCGCGCAATCGGTGGCTCGGGGATTTGGTGACGCGCTTGATCTTGGCGGACGTTTAAGCGAACTCAGCGCACGAACAGGCGAGGCAGCGGGTAAGTTGCTCGTATTGGAAACGGCTTTTAAAAACGCAGGACTCGGAGCCGAGATGGTGGGAACCGTCATAAATAAGCTGCAAAACTTCATGCAGGATGCGGCCAACGGCGGAGACAAACAAGCCACCGCAATGACCGACCTGGGGATTTCGTTGGCAGAACTTAAAGGCAAGACGCCAACCGAGCAGATGAAGATTTTTGCCGACAAGATCGCGGCGATTCAAGACCCTACTCAGAGAGCAGCGATGGCATCCGAAGTATTTGGTGACAAGCTTGGCGGTAAGTTGCTCCCACTTCTTATAGGATTTTCACCGGCGTTGGATGATGCTCGCGGAAAAGTCGGCTCCTTGGAACGCGTGATGAACGAAAACGCTGCGACGTTTGACGCAGCGGGCGAAACAATCGATGCCGTAAAAGGGAAGATGGCGGCATTTGCTGCCGGTATTTTAAGCGAGGTTATTCCTGCCGTGAGTGGCTTAGGATCTAGCATGGAAAAGGTGGACGCCGCTGGATTGGGACAAGAAATAGGATCGTCTCTTAATCCCATTCTTGAAGAATCGCAAAAAAAATTAAGTGAACTCATAAAAGAATATCGCGAATATGCAAAAGTCACCTCGGCAGCGGCAAGGGGCGACGCAGAAACGGCAAATTCAACTGGCAAGGCTACCGGAGCTTTGGATCTTTTAGGCGTAATGGTCGCATCCGTAGTCGGTCCTCTTAGCGACCTTACCACCGGTACTACAACATACATCGACGAATCCAATCGTTTAGCTGAAAGTGCAAAAAAAGCAGGTTTAAGCGTTACTGATTTTGTTACTCTTACTCAAGCAGGGGTGCAAAAAATCGCAGACTTAGGTGCAAACTCTAAAAAAGTCGCCGGAAAAATTGAAGAGCTTGGGGAAAAAACAAAAGAAACAGGCGCGGAAATTGGATCGGCATTTAATCTCAACTCAGACTTTAAGCCTGCCATCGACGGGATCAGCTCTGCATGGTCGAATTTCAACAGCGAGATAACTGGCACCACGCCACTGCTGGAGAGCAACTATTCGTATGCCGACTCTATCGCTGGAAAAATCGACGAACAAACTCAGGGGATCGGAGACTTAAACAAACAGCTCGATCTCTCCAAGAACCTAGAAGAGCAAATCAACAACATCAAGACCGTCCGCGTCGAAAAAGAAAAAGAAGCTGCCGCCAAGGAAGCCGAACGCCAGGCCGATCTCCGCGAAAATCTCGAACTTGACCTGCAGTCACTAAAGGCAAAGATCAGCGGAAACGAGCAAGAGGAAAAAGCGGTGCAGTATAAAAAGGATTACAACGCCGCGCTAAAGCAGGCCATCGACGCAGGCATGGGCAAGTCGGAGGCAAAATCATTTGCAGATGAAATCGCCCGCGCTCGCCAAGAGCAGGCAGGCATGAATAAAGAATTATCAAAATCAGCCAGCATCCTGAAAAGCATTGCGGAAGCTGAATCGCAGCAGAGCATCGACAAGGGCGGGCGCTTGCAACAACGCGCTGAGAAGCAAATCCAAAAAGGGCAATTTGAGTCAGCAAAAAGAACCGCCGAGCAAATCCGTCAAAGCGAAGTCGAGTCGAGTATTCGAGGGCAAGGAGCAGGCCGCGACACCCGCAGCATGTACGATATTGGGAAATCTCTCGGCCTGAGTCAGCAGGCCAAAGAAACAGGCTCCGAATTTGCCCAGCGCGTCAAAGACGTTCAAGAGGGCAAGGCTGAAGTCATAGACAAATTTGGAAGGTCGAAAAAAAGGGACGGTCAACCGGAAGTGGACAGGCCCGGCGAGGACGGAAAGACAAAGCGAGACATGGAAAAGGACAAACAGAAACCTCTTGAAACGCTTGTGCTCGAAATCAAAAACCTTGTCGCAAAAATCGAACCGAAACTTCCACAGCAAGCACTAGCATACTAAAATGGCTTATACATATCACGGCACGCGCAACCTCGTAACAGCCCCAGGGCGATCTGTGCAGACATTCCCGAGCGGTCTTGTGCGGGTTGAGCGCACATACATCTGCCGACGCGGGGACGAGGCTCGCTACCGCTCAGAGTTGGCGGTGGGGAACCTATTGCCAGATGACGAGGGGACGCCTGCAATAGACGGGCTTTACATTTACCCTGACGCGCAGGAGCAGACGCGCGAAGATGGGTTTACCGAGTTCCGCGTGACGGCCTACGGGCGGACAAATACGACGGGCAATATCGAGCGGCAGGGGCTGATCGCGCGGCTCACAGGTAGCTATGGAACCAAGCACTTTGACTATCTGTATGAAAATTACATTTTCACCAGAGTGCTCCCAAGCAATGTTTCGCTGAGTCAAATTTTCGAGCCTCCGCAAATCAATATCGTAACAGAGGTGCAACCCTCTGCGGGCATTGCTTCTTTTACAAAATACGATGGACCTATAAATCTGGGTTATACATTTACGCGATTTATAATAGACGCATCCGCGCAGGCTTTCGTTGTTTCCGAACAACCTTTTCTTTCAAGCGGAAGCAGCGCGACAATATACAGCCTCTATTCTGTCGGGAAGGGTATTTCCTACGCGAGCCATACGACGAAAAACTTTGGCTCCTTTAGTGAGTATGCCATTTCCTACAACCAAGATGTTCCGCGTTTGTTTTCCGAGGGATCAGTAAACTACCTGCCCGTTGCATAACTTATGGCAGCAACGCTCCCAGTCGATTTCCAGCAAAAAGTTTTACTCCCGAAAGGGCAAACAGCGTCGGACTATCCGTATGCAATTAAGGCAACCGACCTGATGCAGAACTTTGTTTTTGCTGCGCTCGACGCTCACGAATCGCTTATCGAATCTTTCCCCGGCCAAGGAGGACACACGCAGCGCAGGCTGAAAATTCCGGCACTCCCGACCTCTGGCACTTACGTCCTCGGATCGGTCAATGGGGCGCTCACTTGGATTGAAACTGAGGCTTGCTAAATATGCCGTCGATCAAATTAAAGGCAGGCACGCAGAATGTAATAATCACAGCAGACGGGAAAGCCTCATGCGCCTGTTGCTGTAATTGCGGCCAGGTCACTGGAGTAATATATGCAACCTATGGCGTCGGATCTCCTCCCGTGTACTCCAATGGTTACGTTTTTCAATTACAGCTTAAAGCATGCGAGAGCGAGTTGGTTATCGACGGCGGCCCTGACCCAGAATGCGATCCAGAGTCATTGCCAGAAGGCGAGGAGTGCCTGCTCATTTCATACAATTTCGGGGTGGCCTCAGTACTCACCGGGAAAAACTCGGGCGGGATTTCGTACGCAATCGCGGGAGATGAATATGGACCTGTTTTTACCATACCATTCCTAGGTTCGCCGACTTATCTGGGCACAATTTCCGTCGGAAGCTCCGTGGGAATAATCATTGTTTTTCCATCGCTCCCGCCTGCGGATGCTGACGGGAATTATCGGTTGGTTTTAACAATTCCGCTGCCATACGGGCAACCGTCGTGCGTAAACTCGACCATCGTCTTGTCTCCTTCCCTGGAGGTGATTCATGGATAAATGCGATTTTCAAAATTCCGCACGTGGGCATATTTCGTGTGGGCTTGGATTTTACGGGGGCAAACCATTTCTGGGAAACTGTGTGGCATGCATCCATCTTGGAGAAAACACCGAGGAGCATGCCAGACGCCTACATGAGATGCATGCAAAATCACACCCTGACGGCGTAACAAGAATTAGCGGATGCTGTGACTCCGCGCGTAATTATTTGACATCCTCCGCCATTTAACATGGCACGCGACCTTTTCATCGACCTTACTAATAATCGGCTCGCAACGAGCGAAACCAATCTCTCTCCAGCCGCGCCGGTGAAATTCACAAAAGGCGACACCGGCACATTCAATCTTTACTTTTTACAGGCCACCGGAATCGTTGGCGCGCCGTTCACCGTAGTCGATAAAACCAGCTCCAGCGTCAAACTTGGCGTAGGCTCACGCACAGGCACGCCCGAGACGGGAGCTTATACGCTCACATTCGGCGGGGACACGACCAGCTCGCTCGACGCAGCGGTAACTGCCGGACAAGTGCAGACCGCGCTCAACGCGCTTGCAGCGATCTCCAGCGCGGGCGGCGTGACAGTGACCGGCCAACTCTCGGAGCAGTTCACAGTCCGATTTGCAACAGCAGGCACGCGCGGGAGCATCACGGCAGACGTCTCTCAGCTCATACCCGATACGGTTGCCGTCATTGGCGAGCGCGTAGCAGGGAGCGCAACCGCAAAAGAGGTTCAGGAAATCGAATTGCGCTTGGCTCCTGCCGTCTTTCAATCGACTTGGATTGACCTATCGACTGCCGTGACGCCAACGCTTGTGACGACGATCACAGGCTCCGACACGAACAACGAAGTCCAACGCCTATCGTTTTCGCAAAAACCATTCTCAGGCACTTACCGCCTGACAACACCAAGCTCGTCAATCACGATCGGCTCGCTCGTAACTGCGGGCGTATTTATCACATCCGCAAACCACGGCCTCGCGCTCAACCAACCTGTCACGCTCACAGGCTTCTCGGCGCTGACCGGCTACTCAAACGGCACGCAGTATTTCGTAAAGGCTCTCCCGCAGCCGACCCAATTCACGGTATCCGTGACGGCAGGCGGCACGGCGCTCACAGGCACAGCTACAACCGGCAGCGTTCTGACGACACTTCGCCAGACAGATCCGCTTGCAGCCAACGCAACGGCGGAAGATGTTGCGTCGGCATTGGCCGCGCTTGATTCAATCGGCGCTGGAGGCGTCACAGTCGCAGGCATTGAAGGCGAGTACTACGACATTACCTTTGCAGGGGCCAAGGGCTTCGCCGACCTACCTGTAATGACGATCCAAAGCGGCCTGACGGCCAAGCCTGGCAAGACCGCAGACGTCAATTTCGCCACCTACGCGCTGCGGGATTTGGTGGGCAACGATCCATCCATTGACCTCGATCTCGAAATCGAACTCACCGAAGGCGGAACACGGCAGACCGTGATTCTCAGCCCTTGCTCAGTCTCGGAAGAACTTATCGACGCGGATGCATTCTCCCCCGTCCCTCAATTCTCGCTGCCGATTAACTCCGTGGCAGTCACGGCCTACACTCTCGCGCTCTCGGACGCATACGGCCTCATCAACGCGACAACCGGCATGACGATAACCGTCCCGCCGAACTCGACAGCGGCATTCCCGACCGGCTCGCAGGTGCTTCTCTACCGCTCTGCTGTCAGCGGCGTGGCTGTGACGGCGGGGGCAGGCGTCACGATCAATGCAGCGGGCGCTGCCAGCAACCTTTCGAGCCAGCACAGTGTGGCTTCTCTTATGAAACTCGGGACGGATAGCTGGGTATTCGCAGGCGACATTTTCTAAAAAATGATTCTCAGCTTCCCATTTGTCTCAGCTTCTTTCGACGCAGACGCTCGGGCGTATATCAACACGAGCGGGGCGACGGACCGCGCGGCGATCAATTATTTCGTCAAGGGAATGAAGCGTCTCGGCCTTTACAGCAGCATGGTATGTTGGCCGCTCCGATCAACACAGAACGCAGGCACAGGCTCGACCGCCTACTCGCTGGGGGGTCTGGGGACATACAACGGCACGCTCATCAACGGGCCGACTTGGGGGGCGGATGGGATCTCATTTGGAGGCAATACGCAACGGATCGAGTATAGCCCGCAATTTGCAGTCGATTTTACTGAGGGCGGATATTCGGTTCACGCCGTATGGAGTGCGCTCGGAATCAGTATTGCGAACTCTGAGGGGGCGTTTGTTTTATTTGGTTCGACAGGCTTACAACTTCAGAACGCTATTACAACAGGCGTTGGTGGCGGAACAACATGGCAACCTCAGTCTAGAAATTACAACGGAAACAGGTATTTTAATTCTACTGCAAATCTGCCAATTTCAGGAAACGTAGGTTATGGCTGGAATGCTGATACGCTAACGCTGCAAACCAGCGGGGCTGATATTACAACAAGCAATCTCGTTTCTTCTACGCCCACAAACGGAAATTATACGCTTCAGACGGCAGGTCGTAACAACACAACCGCTGCCGCAACTTCTCGGGTTAGCTACCTACTGGCATTCCAGCCCAACATTGGAATGACCGCGCAAAAAATGCAGGATATTTACAATCTTGCAAAACAAACCCTCGGCCAAGGTCTCGGACTGCCATGAACGACCCAATGCCACGCTACCGAGCCACCGAATTGCACGACAACAACATTCCGTGGTTTTGCTGGGATCAAACAGTCACAAACAAAACTCGTTCAATGCAGTGGGGCGTCACGCTTATCCCGACACCAAACGACCCGGAAGACCCGACCGAGTGGACTTGGAGCGCGATGCTGCCGGAAGGAACGACACTGCCCGCATGGATTGAAAAGCTATGAACGACCACCCTCTCTTCATTGCACTCGTCGGAACCACGACCTCCGCCACAAGCTTTATCATTTCCCTCCTCCCGCACCTAACCGCAGGCGTCCAATTCGCGACCGCTTGCGTGGGCCTCATCGCTGCCATCCTGACGGCGGTTTACATGTCGCGAAAAGTTAAGCACCAAAACCATGAAAAAACTGACTGATACAATACTCGACTACGCAGGCCAAACCTCAACTTGGCGCGGCCTGATTTTCGTTGCCGCCAGCCTCGGGCTAACGCTTGATCCTGAGCTCCAAAACCACATCATTGCGCTCGCTCTCGGCCTTGTGGGCATAATCAACGTATTCCGAAAGGGTCAGTAATGCTTGACCACTACCGCACGATTGCCATCGGCTTTTTCGCGGCGGCGATCTTCTGTATTCTGATGCTTCTGATGACCGGCTGCGCCGTCTCGTGGCCAACGAAGGCGGGCAACGTCACGCTTTCATTTAGCCCGCCGCCGGAACTTATAAACAAATACGGCGCGCACGTATTTGACTCGCCCACCAGACGAGACAAATGAATGAAGAATTTGCCGAGTTTCAAAAACTACTCGACCGCCAGGGGATCAAATACTTCTCGGCGAAAGAGGTTTTCTTTCTCGGCAATTCCAATTCGTTCCTCAAGTGCAACGCGATCCCCACACAGGCGCTCTGGCCTAACATCATTCCGACCCTCTACGCAGCCGACGCGATCCGCGAACGGCTTGGCGTGCCGATCCAGATACTCTCGGGCTATCGCAACGAAGCCTACAACAAAGCCATCGGCGGGGCTAGGCACAGCCTACACACGCGCTTCATGGCCTTGGACATCACAGCCAAGGTCTCCATCCCCGACCTTGTGAAAATCGCGAAGGACGTCCGCAAAGACAAAATCTTTACCGGCGGAATCGGCACTTACGCCGGATTCGTTCATATCGACTGCGGGCCACTCCGCAACTGGCACGGATGAAAAAAATGGAGAAGAGCCGCGAAGCCGTAATGGTTGAAGTCCGCAAGCTCCTCTCCGAACATTTCGACGCAGGCCTTGCAATCGTCACATGGGAGCACGAGGGCGACACGTTGCACTCCGAAATTAAATTCGGCAACCGCTACGCAGTCGAAGGACTACTCGGCCAAGCAAGTGACATCATTCACCCGCCGGAAGATGAAGACGAAGAAGAGGAACTCATATGAATATCTCAAAAGGCTGGAAAAAGTGGATGGCAGTCGGCTGCTCGCACGGCGATCAAATCGACCCCGAAGCTCGCAAAGCCGTCCTGACATTTCGCGACCGATGGAAGCCGGATACAACATTTCACTTGGGCGATTTTTTGGATCTCGCAGCATTCCGATCAGGCGCAGTCAATGACCCGAACTCCAGCGACCGAGCAGCCAGCGTGAGCGACGATCTGAGCGCGGGCATCGACTTCCTGCACGAACTCAGGCCACAGCACATCCTATTCGGGAACCACGAAGCCCGACTCTACAAGCTCGCAGCCTCGCCAAACGCGCTGGCAGCTCACGCCGCCACGCTCACTATCCAAGCAATCGAGGAGGCCGCCAAGAAGCTCAAGGCCCGACTCTATCCATACAACATCCGCAGCTATGCCGAACTCGGCGGAACAAAATTCCTGCACGGCTACATGTTCAACGTGCAAGCGATCCGCGACCACGCCGAGACCTACGGCAACTGCGTGCTCGCTCATCTGCACCGCGTCGGCAGCGAACGCGCCCGCACGCTTGACGGAGCAACCGGACACTGCACCGGCATGCTCGCACGCTTTGACATGGACTATGCAAGCACACGCCGTGCAACGCTGGCGTGGTCGCAGGGCTTCGCTTACGGCTTTTACAACGACAAAACCATCACAGTAAACACATGCGAAAGAAAACACAATCACCCCTGGCTGCTCCCAATATAACCGCCGCCTGGGCGCGGGTATTCGAAGATGCAAAAATTGACGACCTCGAACAACTCCACAGTGAGGGCTGGCAGAGCATTTACGACATCTCAGAGCAATCTGGGAGATGCCGAAATACATTGTTCAATGTTCTCGAATCCGAAGTAAACGCCGGACGATTTGAAAAAAAACTCGCCAAGGTAAAGCGCGGATCGCAAATAAAACAGCTCTCGTTTTACCGGCCTGTTGTAAAATAAAAAGCCGTTTCACCCGCACCAGCATTGGACGCGCGGGCTTGTAAAGACATTTCTCAAGATTTATTTTCGGGAAATCTCAAAAAAAATCTTTTCATTTTTTGGGAAGGTGAAAAATTGATTTCAGCGCAAGGGTTGCGCTCTAAAAATATGAAAACCAAAACATACATCTGCGAGGGCTACGACCCTCTATTCGGTCCAATTCGGGACATGATAGACGCCTGTTCTTATCAAGAGGCAAAAGAAAAATTCTTTAACCTTCACGGCATTTATGCGTTGAATGTCGATTTGGAGCGATAACATGGAACCCGACTTTATCACCCACAATTTGCAGTTTGCTTGGGAAGCATTCAAAGCCTTCGGACCGGTGGCGATGTTTGCGGCCCTTACATACTGGATCACAACCTGGGGAGAGAAATGAGCGCCTTAATCTGGAACGATGCAGCGATTTTGCCGGAGGTAAACAAGACCGTCATCCTTCATTTTGGATTCGATCTTCTGGAGATTGGGTGCTATTCAAAAAATGGATGGGAGCTTATGACGGGACTCCCGCCACACGAGATAGTCACTCACTGGGCAGAGTTTAACTATCCGTCCGAGGAGGGGATAGAATGAGCGCCACTTTTGCAATAGTGCTTGCAGTTCTATCCCTAGGTTCATGCGTGGCCTGCTACTACATCGGGCGCGAGGCAGGGCGGATTGAGAAGAAAGACAAATGAAAACCATTCTCGCAATCGATCCTGGAACAACGCACAGCGCGTTTGTTCAATACCGTGACGGAGTTCTCGACCACGGATGGATTCCAAACACTGAGATGCGCCAAGTGCTCATCGGTCGCGAATACGACGCCGTTGCAATCGAAATGATTGCATCCTACGGCATGGCGGTTGGGGCTTCCACCTTCGAGACCTGCGTCTGGATCGGGCGATTCACGGAGGTCGCAAGAGTCGAACCGACTCTCTGCTATCGCAAAGACATCAAACTTTTTCTCTGCGGAACGATGCGAGCCAAGGATGCGAACATTCGTCAAGCCTTACTCGATCTCATCGGGCTGCAAGGAACAAAGGATAAGCCGGGGCCAACCTACGGCATCAAATCCCATACTTGGGCGGCGCTGGCAGTGGCTGTTTACACTGCTAACAACAAAAAATAGAAACCAAAAAAATGAAACCAACAACTGAAAACGTAACAATTAAAGCACCGAATATCGTGAAGGCACGGTTCAAAATCCAAGGAACCGCACCGTATATCCAACTCCGATTTTCGGAGAAGGCGATCAACACGATGATCGAAAAACACAAGCTCGGAAGCCAAGCGAACAAGAAAAAAGCCAAAGAGGCACGCGACTTTGACGCAGACTTTCTGGCAGCAAAGCATGTCAGCAGCGAAGGATGGGACGGTATCCCAGCGGGAGCGTTTCGCAACGGGCTGATTTCAGCTTGCCGACTCGTAGGGTTCAAGATGACGTTGGCAAAACTCTCGATCTTTGTTGAGGGCGATGGATTCGACAAGGTGGATGCCGTTCCGCTTATTAAAATCAACGGATCTGCCGAGCCGCATATTATGCACGCTCGAAACGCAACAGGCGTCTGCGACATCCGAGTGCGTGCAAAGTTCTGGCCTTGGTCGGCTGATGTTAATATCAGCTATGATTGCGACCAGTTCACTTCGACAGACGTCGCAAACCTTCTTCAGCGAGTCGGTCAGCAGGTAGGTATCGGCGAAGGTCGCCCAGACTCTAAGATGTCAGCCGGCATGGGCTGGGGCACATTCACTTTAGCTAACGAATAACATGAATTTCGCCACGGCGACAATACAACCCGCAGCGGATTCCGTGGAATCCGACTGCAACCCTACGCAGGCAAGGCCCGGCGTGGCCCGGCAAGGCGTGGCTCGGCAAGGCAGGCAAGGCAGGGCGCGGCTCGGCTGGGCTTGGCAGGGCGCGGCAAGGCAGGCATGGCAGGGCACGGCTGGGCACGGCGCGGCGAGGCAAGGCAGGCTTGGCAGGGCGCGGCAAGGCAGGGCTCGGCATGGCAGGCATAGCACAAACCGCAGCGATAGAGCGGGGTATAAGTGGATCGCAAAAAACCAACTAAAAAAATGAAACTGATAAAAGAAGAAAACGAGATCGAATCGAAAAACGATGAGATCAAAAAACAGTTGGAGGCAATCGCGAATCGTCCGGCAGGACTGAATCCGCGCACGCTCCTGACAGAAGCAGCAAACCCGCTCAGTTGTTTACACAAATACTTTGAGTGGGATGACACCGAAGCCGCATTAAAATGGCGTGAAGCACAAGCCTACGATCTTATTCGGAGGATAAAGGTTGAAGTCATCACCCCCGAAAATAGAACGCTTACAGTTCGGGCTTTTTGGCCGATCAAACACCTAGAGCCAGATGGAACAATCGACAGCGGAAAGCGCGGAAGTTTTATCCTCTTCAATGACATTTTGGACAATGCGGAGGCTACACGACAGGTCATCGCAAATGCAAAAAGTGAGTTAATTGCATTTCGCACAAAATACTCAAAACTTGCTGAACTTTTGGAGTTCGGCGCATTATTCGACGAAATAAAAAAACTTAACAGCATATGAAAATCACAAAAGGCAAACAGACAAGGCCACAGCGCGTGGTCATTTACGGAGTGGAATCGGTCGGCAAGACAACGTTCGCCGCGCAATTCCCTGCTCCATTGTTGATAGATATAGAAAACGGAAGCCACAGAATTGATGTGGAGAGATGGGAACTCGAAACAAATCCTGACCAGAAGGTTGCGCTTTGGAATGAGTTTGAAAAAGGAATTTTAGCAGCTCAGCAAACAGAGCATCAAACGATCATTATTGATTCGATTGATCGAGTTGAAACAATTTGCCGTGAATGTATTTGCGAGCAAGAAAGGAAGAAAAGTTTAGAGGAAATTCCTTATGGCAAAGGCTACGCAATGCTTGCAGAGCGTTTAAGCAGAGTCCTTACATCATTAGACAAGATAATATCTGTTGGAAAGAATGTTGTCGTAATTGCTCATTCTCAAATTAAGAAAGTCGAGCCGCCGGATTTGATGACGGCTTACGACAGGTATGAATTAAAACTTGAGAAAAAAAGCTCACCGCTCGTTAAGGAATGGGCAGACGAACTTTGGTTCTTCAGGTTCAAAACAAAGGTAGTGGAAAGCGAAAACGGCAAAGCGAAAGGCACAGGCGGCAAGCAACGCATCATCCTGACAACGCACAGCGCAGCATACGACGCCAAGACCCGCAGCGGCCTATCCGAAGAACTCCCGATGGAGTGGGGTTCGGTCGCGCATTTATTCGCTGCGGAAAAGCCAAAAGCAAAATCCGAACCGGCGGTGGTTGTAGTCGGCGCCGAGCATGTGCGAGCATTTGAGATGTTGGCGGAAAACGAGGATGCGGTGAACGCCTTCCTTGTCGCCAACAAATCAATCCAGCCAGGACAAACTTGGCGCGATGTCTCAGATAAACTCCGCGCGAACATTGTCGCCAGGCCGGAGGCATTAATTGCAAAGGCTCTCGAAGCGAAGGAGGGAGCGTGAAAGAACTAACTCCTAGCATGGCTCCCAAGCTTGCAGAGTGTGCGGTATTCGTCGGCGCATCCGGTGCGTCGGCGGCTGCCGAGCGCGGGACGGCAATCGACTTTGCTATCCGCATGGCGATGAATGGAGACATCGAACCGACCGAGCAACTTCCAGCGGAAGATCAAGCCGCCGCACGGTGGGGGATTAAGACCTTGCGCCAACTAAGCGGCGGCGAACGCGTCGAAACCCGCGAGGAGTACCTTGCGATGGCAGTCCCAGGGCTTTCCAAGATCGGCACGGCGGATGCAATCTGCAAGCGTGCTCGCTGGGTGGCAGACATTAAAACGGGCCAAGTGCGTAACTACCGCGAGCAGCTGGCGGCCTATGCGCTCGCCTGCATGGAGGACAACTTTGCCGAGTCGTGGACGGGCCATGTGGTCTATGTCGATCAGCAGCTCGTGCGCAGCTACGACTTCACCCGCGAGGAGGCCGAGGCCACAACGCAGCGGTGGATCTCAGCAGCAACGTCGCCATTCGCTCGCCCTACGCCTTGCGAGTATTGCAACTGGTGTGCGAACAAAGACAAGTGCAGTGCCCTAGTCCTACAAAGCAAAGCCGCTCTAGCAGACGTGGACGCAACAAACAAGGACACGCTCACCATCATTAAAGACCGCATCCTTGCCGACCCGCTGAAGCTCTCGGAGTTTGCAAAGCGGTTCAAATTCTTCGAAAAGGAGATTGCCGAGCCGCTTGTGGACGCGCTTAAAGAACGCCTAACCGCCGGCGAGGAAATCCCCGGCTGGAAGGTCTCGACAAGCGCAGGCCGCGAATACGTCGAAGCTGACGCCATCGCCAAGGCGTCCGAAGGAGTCTCCAAGGAAACACTCATCCATGCTCTCGGCGGCAAAATGACTGGACCAAAATTCCGCGAGTTTTGCGCAGCCGGTGGCGTGGAGGTTGACGAATCAGCAATTAAAGCAGGCGCTCCGATCACTACACTCCGACAAGTAAAGGCCAAGTAAAGGCCAAGTAAAGGCTAAGCAATTACTCCCAAAACACACAAAACCAACATCAACACAAAATAAATATGCCAACATATACACAATCAGAACCGCGCGAGACCTACTTCGTTGAGCCGGGCAAATACCAAGTTGAAATCACAAAGGGGATTGAGAAAAACAGCCAAGCTGGAAACCCCATGATTAAGCTGACCTGCCGCGTCAAACTAGCAGACGGAACAGACGGGCCGGAGATCGCAGAACACCTGACCTTCACGGTCAAGGCGGCGTGGAAGATCGACCAAGTGCGCCAAGCACTCGGGCAGGCAGTAGTCCCAGGCGAAGACGTTAGCATTGAGGCCGAGGACTTCGTCGGGATGTCCGCATGGGTTATACTGGGCGAGGAGCCTGGAAGCACAAATCCAGACATGCGATTTAATACAATCGAGAAATGGATTAAAGCGAATGAACCCGCCAAGGCCGGAGTCAAGCCAAGTAAACCAGAAGCCGAAGACGACATCCCGTTCTAACCTAACCGCAGAGACCGGGGCGCGACGCGATACGCGCATTTTTTTATGAGTATAATTTCAGAATCGGAAAACATTGCTACGATGACAATAAATCATTATGAACGCATCTTGCGCGAGCGCGACGAGGCGCGGGAGGCATTGGAACACATTGTTGAATATTGGAACCGCGATGAGAACGAAACGAGTATGTCAGATGCTCTGTGGCACATTATCCAAACGGCGGTTGATGTGCTACACGCGACAAAACTCGACCAACTCAAGGAGGGCG